AAATCACCGTTAAAGCCTAATATATTCCTTAAAAAGATTTCATAAAGAGCTACTTTGTAAAGAAGTCCGTAACCGCTTGGCGATGTTCCTAATTCATTATAAGTCTTAACGTAAACATGCCAATTCTTATAGGGTTCTTCTAAGAATAAAGCACCTGAAAGAGAGTAAGTGAAATTGGTAACGTTCAATCGGTCAGGTGAAATATTCCACCGTTTAATGACATTCAGTTCAGGAAACTCATCGCCCACAATATCACCTAAAGCAATAAGAGAATAACCGTAAAATATAGAATCAAAAGCACCTGAAAGAAAGTTATTAAACCATTCTTTATTTTGGCTTTGCCCTGCAACTGTATCGAGAAAATAAGAAGCTACTTGTTCGTTTGGTTTACCTTTTGAATCGACAAAGTCCCACTTTCTAAGTAGGGTTAAATCTCTACGACGTTCCATGCAAGCAAACACATGACCGTTGTTTATCGTGTCAATGTATAATCGCTGAGCCTTAACCCTGTGCGGAAACCATACTGATTCTGCTTCTTGTAGTACATCTCGCCATGTCATTATGTCCTGACGATAACGCTGAAGTTGAACCGGTGAAATATAATTTTTTAAGTTTCTTTGAACGTCTTCGGGTCTTGTTGCTGCCTTTGCAAAAGGATTAATTGATGAAAGAAATTGACTGTATTTTGATTGTGCCATAATTAGTAGCTATTAGATTGTTTCTGATTACCGCCAAATCTTATACGCTTTCCTTTGTCCGGTTGTATAATTGGCATTTCGGGCGTTATATCATCACCTTTCATTGCAGCCTGAAGCCAACCTAAAGCACTATAAACCGGATATAAGATAGTATGTTTGTGGTCAATCAATCGGTCTTGTTCGTTTCCAATATAACGATAAGTTCTTAATTCAGGTATGTTTCTTGGGCTTATTCTTGCGTGTGCATGATATATAGCTATGTCAATACATATTTGAAGTAATTTTTGATCTCGGTTATCGCCCTGAATCCAAAAGGTTGTATCTGTTATTTCTGTATCTGCCGGAACTGAATAAGGCTCACCAACACCCCAATACTGAATACCTTGAACTGAATCGTCAGGGAATACGTTCACCAATGCAGAACTAACAGCCTGATTTATGTTTAAAAGTGCTTGATGGTCGAGTAATTGTGAGGGCAAAAGTGCGGTATAAATCTTATCGTTCCAAAAAATAACATCGCCTTTTTTGTAGTAGTTCTTATAGTTAAACGTATCGTTTGGAGTGATAACGTAATATGTGGAGTATTGAAGTCCGATTAAAGACCAATGAGAAATCGTAAAAGGTTCTTTATTTGTTGCTGTAGTACAAACATATACATTCCCGTTCGAAGTGCTTAAATCATCTATGGAATAGCTTTTGTTAGCCATATAATCAGGTGCGTTTAAATATACTGTTTGACCTGCTTTATATGTCTTTGTTTTGTCGTGTTGCGGTGTGGTTTGAAGTGCCTTGCTTATATCATACTTATTCTTTAAATACGAGGCGCATTCTTCAACTGCCGCTTTTTGTATGCTATCTAATACAGAAAAATTATTGCCAATAACTTGCAATAAATTATCAGCTTGGATTTGGGCTTTATAATCTCCGTAACAAATGAATGAATCCATATTATTAATTTTTGACAAATATATGAAATACTTTTTATATTATAATTATATTTATATTTTTTTAATAACTGTTCTTGGAGAAGTTTTTTCCTATTGTGGGTATTGAATGCCTGCCACCTCTTAAATATGTTTGATATTCGTTTGCAAACGCCATTGTAATAATATATCTAATACAATCTCCTACGTGTCCAAATTCCTCATAACTTACTTTCGTTATTGGATTAGTTTTTTTTGTTTTCTTGATAGTTCCATCTGAATCTTCCAAAGAATACTGAATATCATAAATTGACTTTTTACAATTTTCTCCTATAACAATTTCTATTTCAGTACGTCCTGCAAAAATAGAATTAACAAATCCACCTGATTGAACCACACTTGGATTGACTGATTGAAGCCTTAAAGTTGGCTTGTAGTCATTTAAGTATTTCATTATATCAGTAAAAAAGTTCTCTCCTTTCTCTTTTGCTGTGTCTTCTTTTTTTGAACTTCTATCACCGTAAATAAACAAACCTTGAACTCTTTGAACCGGATAACGCTTTTTAAATTCATTGCAAACGTGATGTCGTCTGTTTAGTGGGTCGGGCAAACATATCTCATCTATTTGTGTCGCTTTCTTTCCGTCTATTTGCCAAACCAAACAAGTTAGATAAGGGTTAACGTTTTCATCCCATGATAAATGAATAGGTAAATCTTCATGCCATTGTGTTTTTCGGATATGAACATTCGGATTAAAATCCTTCCAAAATTCACCACCGGTTCTCAGTTTTCCCCAATTGCCTAATCCGTAAATCTGATAATAAGCATTATCCGTAATCTTATCTTTTTCAAAATCATCTATTACGTGCTGATCGACAAAACCACCTATTAATTGACCATTTTTCCAACGCCCGACAATGTAAACATTATCGAGATAATTGGTTTTTAGAATTACGGTGTTTCCTTGTTTGTTTATCCACTTCCCTGATATATCGCTTTCGACTTCGATTAATTCTTCCAAATCAAAAACGTTTGTTTTTATCCAGTGTTCCTCTGAAATTGGATTGAATATACCGATTATTTGTTGACCTTTTTGACCTCTTAAACGTTTCTTAATCTGTTTGAAGTCCACCTCATCAAACTGGCTTATTTCTTCGAGAATAACTCTTTTAAAGCCCGTGATACCTTTTACTTTCTCTGAATCGTCTAATCCTCTGAATCGACAAAAAGACTCTGTTAGGTTGCATTTAATGAAGTTTATTTGTATAGTGAAATAATCAGTAAGCCCCCAGTCTGAAATAATGGTTTTAAAGTCATGATAAATAGAATCTTTTATGTCAACCGCAAATTTGCGAAGTATCAAAGCGTTTTCATTTTTGCCCGATAACATTTGAATTATTTGAAGCTGAACAACTGAATAAGTCTTTGAAGCACTCGAACCACCATAAGCAAAAATAAAGCGTATCTTTTCATCCTCAAAAGCACTTTTTAAATGCCAGTAAACATTATTAAATAAGTTCGGGTTGAAATCAAAATTGATTATGTTTTTATCTTCAGACATATTTTTTGCACTTGTATTTATCAAAGTGTTTTATTTTGTCGGTAGCAATGTGTCTTTTTGAATACTATTTGCTTTCATTATGATACAAAATAACATTGTTTAGTCTTCTTTGTTTCCGTAACCTATTTTTATGATAGGTGCTTTCAATTCTTTATCGTCTGATGTTACGTCGGATTTTTCTTTTAATCCATGTTTTGCACTCAATAGAAACTTACTCATTCCTGCGTTTATTTTGTCGTGAGAGGCATATTTCATCAACCTAACTTCTTGTTTTTTCTTCGCTGAATTATATAAATCGCCAAGTGAGGGAATTTTTTCCAACAAATTACTTATCAAATCAGGGTACAATTTGCCCGGTCTTTCTCCTATATTTGGATTGTCAAATAAAAATTCTTCAAAGAATATATTAGCAGGGTCTTCATCGAACCACGCCACCAAATCGTTAAATAGACGATATGCTTCTTCTTCCGTCCACTTTTCACTTGGTTTGTATTCAGATGAAAACTGTTTACCTACTGGAGGTAATTCACCCTTTTTGAAATGGCTACTATTTTCCATTAAAACGGTGCTGAATGTGTATAACTTGATGTTGTTCTTGTTGCTGATTTTCCGCCGGATTTTCCACCGCCTCCATTTCCTGATGCCATTACATTAAATTTTTAAAGTAATTATAATTAAAATCGTATAACTCTTTGTTTTCTTGAATAATCAATTGTTCCATACTTTGTGAACTTTTCAAGTTTGCACTTCCATGCATGACAACATATCCGTTTTTACCGTCTTTTTCTGTTTTGATTAAAACAAGTTTAGTATGTATGTTTGAATAATAAACTTGAAAATTTGAACCGTGTTTTTCTATTAAAGAATCTAATTGTTTTATTGTTGCTGAACTTTTTGTTTTCTCGGTTCTTAAATA